CTGACCAAGCTGATTGTAACTTCTCTTCACCTCGCCAGTAATAACGATAAACAAACACAGAATTAGGTTTATCAGCACTAAGTACCAGGAGCATGTCTTCATTAGAAGAGGCGGCTAGTCCTGTTACGGTTCCCTCTAGGTAGGTAGGAGTGTGTGCTGAGACATCTGCGGCATCATTGGTTTCACTTGAGGAATCCACATAATACTCTCGGATACCTGACCACTTACCTTTGGAATAACCAAAGAACACGTAACGCCCAGCGCCTACTGGCTTTGCAGCTAAATCAGCCTCAAAGTTTGTTGATACATCAATATGAACGGTGTCAGGTGTCAGGAGTTCAGAGGCGGTCAGCATGAACTGTGTTAGATCAGAGAAGATCAGGAGTGATTCATTAAAGGGTATAGCGTGTTTAAGAATACTGATCTGGTTGTTAGATACTGCTACATCTATTGGATTAGAGTCCAAGGCAGCTAGTACGGTCTTAGGGTAAAAGTTATAGAACTCCCCTGCCTCGCTAAAGATAACATTCTCATCTGCCAGAAAGCCTAAGCGGTTTCGGTGGAAGAATATGTCATTAATCTTAAAGCCAATTAAAGAGGGGCTAGGGTTTGTGTCCTCATCCCCTGCCTTACGGTCATCCCACTCAATAGGGGTAAAGGTAAATGTACCATCAGTGTTCTTGATCAACCTGTGGGGCATCGTTAGCTTGTCTAAACGGTTCTTAAGGGCATTACCATCAGCACCTAGCTCACCGACAGTTTCCTTCCAAATAAGCTCATTATTATTGTTGTCATTCTTGGTTAGGTGTACAAAGTGGTCATCCTGCTTCTTCTCATTGGAACCGCTTACCATGATCTTAAAGCCCTCCTTACCTTTTCGGGGGAGGTTCTTAAAGTCTATGGTTTGGCCTTTAAAACTGAACAAGAAGCGATCACCAGCACCATCAGAGCTAGTAATCTCAAAGTCCGACCCATCAGTACGCTTAACGTAGACTGTGGAGCCGATGAGTTCTTTGGTATAGGCCGCACTTAAGCTTAAATTGTTATATAACTGGGTGGCTATATAATCTGTAGCTATCTCAGCGGAGTGGCTGGACACACTGCCATCAGGGGTAGTGTATGTAGCTGTAGTTCCCCCCACCTCAATCGTATAGGTAAGACCATAGTCAGCCTGGCGTACATAAAACATACATTCAGGAGGTCTTAAGGTACTGGTGTAAGAGTCTAAAGCTACTGTCTTTTGTTTGTTGACAATGAAGGTTGAATCACCTACTGAAATAGCACTTAACTGTGTAGCATAGTTAGTAATACCTGACAGGTAGGTAGGTAAAGTAGTTATAGCTGTGCCATTTTCATCTTTAACTGTCTTTGCTGTACCAGCACTATCAAATACTTTTATACCTGATGATGTGATAATTGCAGTGTAATCTTCAGTACTTGAGTACTTGATAGGGTGTATTAAGGCGTTAGATGCTGTAGATACCCCAGAGAGTTTGGCAATATGTTCCGAACAAGCCCGTTTTTCAAGCCCACGCGTTACAGAACTCAGGCCGTTGACCTGTACCTCTGCCTGTGATGGTTGTCTTAGGCTAGGGGGTTGCTGTGAGATACCATTAAGGAGGTTAGGTATGGAGCTTGAAATTAATGACATAATTTACACCACCACCTTTGAACCCACACTCCGATCAACTACGGAATAGGTCTCATAATTGTCAAATATGTTGTAATCCTGAACCTCTGCCTCTGCTTGTTGGAGGTCAGCCCAGGCTGTAATTTCATCATCTTGTTGAAACCCATGAAGGGTGTCCGAACCAAGAGTACGATCTTGGAAGATTCTAGCAGCACGTACTGTAATAAAACGTCTGGCTGTCTCAGGGAGATCTTCAAAATCTAAGAGAACCACAATGTCCACCTCTATGGTGTCATCAATGGCAAAAGTATTCTTTACGCGGTCATAGAGCTTGTTGCCCCGTTGAACCAAATCAGATGTAGAAGACATGCGTAGTGATGTCATATCCACATGCAGACAGTTTGTGGGTAGTGCAACTTCTCCTGCTAAATCAGGACTGAGCTTAAATTCAAGGTCAGTGTTGAATGACCAGCCTCTGGATTGTGTAGAACGGCTGATGTTATCCACTATCTGCTCTGCGAGGGTTGCTTCAACCAGCCCTGAGTTCAGAGTGTTGATCGGAGATTCCCCGATTGCCGACAGCAGTGTATTTACCGCCTCCAGCTTCGTAGTTGGAGTCATATGTTTCCCTCACTAAAAAAAAAGGAGGCCCGTAAGCCCCCTTATGTTGGTTTGCTTAAACCTTGCTAATAGCAATAGCGCAAGCAGGACGCAGGGCGTTGTGACCCATAGCGTATTTGGCGACCATTAAGGTGCCTTGACGTTCAATCTGATACTCAGACTCAACACCTAGATCCAATAACTTAACAGTTGCAGCAGCATCTTCGGTGAAGATCATACCCAGCAACTTGCTGTAGTCAGCACGATACGCAGCGGTACGTGTGGAGGTGATGGGTTCTACATCAGCAGAACTTGAGGATTGGTTGGTCTGAGGGATGTGGTTAGACATCATGATGTTTACACCACCAACTTGTGGTACAACACCACCAGACACGGAACCATTACCACCTACGTCTTTGTTCAACCAAGTGGCTGAAGTAACGTCTGAGGCGTTCAGTAGAGCGTAATACTGAGCAGGAGCTAGTACAACGGTCTTCTGACCAGTTACGTCTTTCTTGTCGAACTCTTCCAGAGAGGCATAGATTGCATCAACAATCTTCTTACCATCTGTGGCATGAGCTGCTGTAGTACCTACAGTAACGTTGGAAGTGTAGACTTCATCGTCAAAAGAGGAACCGAACAAAGAGGCAGCTTGAGTGCTGTTAGTAACGTAAGCGGAACGTGCAATGATACGTGAGATGTTACGGTCAGCTACGTTAGCCAGTGCATTACCAGCTTCTTTGGAGTAGATGGAGCGAACATCGTAGTGGTTCATTGCTTCGTCAATGTTACTGATGAACTGAGTAGAGATCAGCAAGTCATCAACGGTTACAATGCGTTCTGCATGTTTGATCTTATCTGCTTCAATCATGCTACCAGGAGTATGATACTTAGCAGTACCTACACCAACCAGAGGGAAAGTCGCAGACTTACCACCAGAGATAGTGCGGGTGCGGTGCAACGGCATAAAGACGTTACGCTCTTCAAATGCAGTCAGAACTTCACCTGCGTACAGTTTGAGGAATAACGAGCGATCATCACCCGTTGCGTTAGTTTGGCCCAAACGAGATGGGGCTTGATGTGGCAGAGCCATAATAATGTACCTTCTTAAAGAAAATTAAAGTGTTGTTTTGGTCTTCCATCACTTGTCCTTCCTTTCCCTAAGATTGTCCTCCGCAGAGGGTCAGAGATACTTGGTTTTGGAACTTTGCTTTTGGAATAAAAAAGGCTCCCTAAGGAGCCGTATAAATGTTGCGGAGACAGTCCGATCAGAAGACGCTGCTACGCTGTAGTTTCACAGCTACTTCTTGTCGGTATGCGGGATCAGTGCTGTACCTTGGGTCACGCATTGCTGCGGTGAGTTGGGCGGCAGACTCAAAGACCCCACCCGCTTTCGTATTGGTTGTACCCCTAACCAGAGTGGGTTCACTCCCGTTAGCGGAACGGTACTGCGCTGATAGTCCCTGGATAGCCATATGGACTGTCTCTTTGTTGCCACTATTAACAGCCCTGTTGAAGGTGCTAATAGCCGCATCAGGTAGATTATCAGCAGCCCAAGTAACCATTTCAGTGTATTGGTCTTGTCCTCCAACCAAACCAAAGGCTTCACTTTGCATCTGTGTTGCCACAGCCGCTTGGCCTTGGATAAATTGATTGGTAAGGTCTCGACTAATACCAGCTTTCTCTAGTTGCTTGTAGGCTTGATCTGATAATTTACCTTTCTTGGCGAACTCTTGGGACAATTTATCAAAATTAATTCCCCGCTTCTCTAACTCTTCTTGAGCTGCTTCCACAGAAGCTACTTCAGGAGGTGGAGTCTCGGATTGCACTTGAACCTTGTCCTTAGGTTGTCCTAATTTTTTCTCTAGTTCTGCGTAGGCATTCGCCATGTCTTCAGCAGAACCGAACTTTTCTGGCAACCACTCAGGGCGATCAGATGTAGGTGGGTTCTCTAAGGCGTCAGCCTTGGCAACCATCTCCTCTACATGTTCTTGATTCTCTGCTTGTGGTTCTTCAAATGTATTTAACTGTTCAGCCACTATTACTGTCTCCGTTTTTCATTAGCTATTCAGTTGAAGCTTGTTGATATTGTTCAGCCATGCCTTGGGCAATCTGAGGGCCAGCCTTTTCAGCCATTCCTGCCATAGTTTGCTGTAGCATTGCTTGTTGTTGAGCTTGTTGGGCTGCTTGTTGTTCTTGTGCCTTTTGCTCTGGTGATTTAATTAAACCATTGGTATCAATACCTAGGGACGCTCCAAGGCGGTCAATGTAGTCATCCAGGTTCAGTTCCTGGCGTAAGACTTCTGGGCCTAAGGGTTGTAGATATTGTAACAATTGAGCTAGTTTATTAAGGTCTTGG